ATCAATCGTGTCTATAACAGCAATTACACTCAAAACTGCGTGGACATAGTCCAAGACGTAGTGAATGAGAAGCTGTACGGGCAAACCCGTGTCACGAAAGACGTAGAGATTGAGAACTTCCATGCTCGACGTGCAAAAGGTGAGTTGTTCTTTAATCCATTCAGCTCCACCTACGAAAGCCGGACATTTGCTTCCGGTGGGTGGCATTATACTCGGGATACCCCGACGTATCATTGCTATATGGATAAGGGCAATGGACCTATTTGGGTCCATATGAAACTAGGTCTTAAGAGTACACCAAGTACTCCGTACAACAAGGTTTACATAGCTGGGCATCTGCCCAGTAACCTTGACCTAGATGTGCTGAAGACACTGGCGATGACGCAAGCCTTGGCGAACGTCAAGAAGCCGGAATTCGCAGCACTCGTCTCCCTAGGCGAGCTACGGGAAACCATTGGTTACCTCCGCAATCCCTTAAAGCGCCTGACTAAGTTACTCCGGAAGAACCGGGAACAGATCAAGGTGCACTACAGGAACGAAAGAGGACGCCATAGGTTTGCCAAGGTCCGTAAGAAAACGACTGGAAAAGATGCTTATGAAGTTATAAGTGACTCCTATCTAGGTGGAAGATACGGGCTGAGACCTCTCATTTCGGAGGTTCAGGGCTATTTAAAGGCTATTGAGGCGTTAAAGGACAAGACCCGGCGATTTACTGCCCGGGGCTATACTAAAACCCAAGAGGAGATGACTGAAGAGTCTATTCTCTCGGGACGCACGATGTGCTGGGATTGGAATATCCCTCTGACCACGGTTCATACCGCGGAGTGCCGTGCAGGATCCTTATACGATGTTAACCTCAAGGACAGCTTCGGATTCGACCTATCGCAGGTCCCCGTTGCCCTGTGGGAACTAACCTTTTTGTCTTTTATGGCAGACTGGTTCGTGAACATGGGAAACTACATAGCCGCAATAACCCCGAAAAGCGGGATTGATATCCGTGGCGAGTGGGTGGTCGTGCGCCAAACCAAAGACAGCTATGCTGACTTTGATGCAACGTACAGGCC